AGATGAACCTAAAACAACAACCTGTGAGAATGTTTTATAGTTCATTCCTACAATTTGATCTTCTAGAATCTTTTGGTAGTCTTTACTTTTAGCGTCTTCGTTTAGTAGCTGTCCGTCTTTGTAAATTTTAAATATCTTGGGCGCTAAACCTCTAATAACTTTATATTCGGTTTTGCCTACTTGAAATTCTAATTCCACCACACAGTTCTTTTTGTTAACGCTGTTAACCAACTGCGGAATATTCATGTTACGAAAAGGCTTACCAAACAAAGCAAAACAAACAGAATCTAAAAAGGCAAAAGACTTTCCGTTTCCGTTAGAACCACACACAAGAGTTGTTGCGTTTTTATTTAAATATATTTCAGTAAAAGTATTACCGAAAGAACCAAAGTTTTTAAAACGAACAGTTTTAAATGTTATCAATCCAAACTCTCCATGTAAATTTCACGCACCATGTTTTTTAAATCTTCTTTATCTTCTGTTTCCATGGTGTCTATCTCTTTATTAATCAGAGTAAGAGTATCTTCTGCCACGTCAATCTGAGCTTCTTCAGAATTTCTGTCACTATAATCTTCAATAATACTGACTCCTGCTGGTTCTGCAGCATACAGCATATCTAAGAATTTGTCAAATTCCAGTTCACTTTTTTTCTCGTAAACTATAACTTTAACGTAGGTTCCTTTATATTTTGCAGGATCAAATGTGCTAATAAGTAATTTATTTTTCCATTCAATATTATGAAACATTTTATTTGGATTAGGAACAAACTCTAATTCACGAGTTTCTGTATCAAAAATATGAAATCCTTTAATTTCATTAGTATCAATGCTGGTCATCTGATACTGAGTTCCCAGATAATGTATATTTCCTTTAGAACTCTTTTTATGGAAATGACCTGATAATACCATATCAAATTTTTCTAAAAAATTATCGTCCATACCATCCGAGAAACGAACTCCAGCCATAACTTCGTAACCGTTTAATTCTAAATGCCCTGCAAGAATTGTTGCTTTAGATTCTTTAATGGTTTTCATGAAGGCTGTTTGATTTTCTTCATTAATCCATGGAACCATAAGGATTGTAGCACTATTAAACGACACTTCTGTTGGTTGTTCGTACAGTTTAAAAAATGAATGACAATCTGCCAGAACTTCTTTAGGAGAATTCAATCTATTAGTGTTTTTGTAAAACACATCATGATTGCCTAACAAGCAATGAAGTTCTACTCCGTTGGTTTCAAACCAGTCTAGAAATCGTTTTCTTACATGGTGTAAAGTGTTAAAATTAATAAATTTACGACGATCAAAAAGATCGCCTAGATGAAGAACTGTAGTTATTCCGTGTTCTTTTAAATACGAGAAAAACTGATCTTCAAAAAAGTTTAGAAAATGATTTAAAAACAGAGGAGCATCTGATCTTGCCCCAAAATGGGTATCACAAATAATTGCAAGTTTCATTTTTTCTTTACTTTATTTTTGCTACGCTTCTTTCGTTTCTTTGGTTCGTATTTCTTTATATCGTTTTCGGATATTTGAAATAATTCTCCTAGAGCTTCACGTTCACTGTTCTTTTCAAAATAGTTTTCTTTAAACCATTTGTGTAGTGTACCATCGTCTAGTTCTTCTGTCAACTTATATTTTATATAACCTTGCTTTTTTTCGCGTTCTATTCGACGCAAAAAAGCGTAATATATTATCTGAGTAAAATAAGAAAATGGATTTTTTGATTTTCTGGGATTAAAATTGTGAGCGTACATCAAACAATTCTCGATTCCATCACCAATCATTTCTTCTTTGTATGGGTAATTCATAAAATTGGCTTTGGAAGAAAGTCGTTCAGCAATCTTCATGAAACACTCACCAATATAATCTGAAACTGGAGGGGTGTCGTCTCCGCTGTCTTCGGCTTCTCGTATCTCTTTTTTCCATTTAATCATTTCCGCAAGGAAACGTTTATTATCAATATAATGTTCTTTTATTAATTCTTTTTTGAATTGTTTTTCTATAACATCTTTTTTTGGTTTTTTGGTTTTTTCACTTGACATGATATAAAATTCCTGCTATAATAGTTTGTCTGGGAAAAATAAAGAATTATTTATAATCAGAAGAATCGGGGTTAGCAGGCCAATCGGTCCAGTCGTTACCTAGATTCTTCTTATCTTTTTTATTCCCAGTGTATTTTTGGGGATTCATCCCCTCACCGTTCTCGTTAGTAATCTCATTGATGATCTCTCCAAACTCTTTACGATCTAACATTCCGCTCTTAAGCATTTCTATTATTACACTTGGAGAGAAAACCATGTTCATAAATACCATTTTATCATCAAATTTTGGTTTAGCAAGATCTTTCACGTTCGAATCATTTTCATCGCTTTTCTCTATCTGTTTAATCATGTCTTGAATAGTTTGAGCGATATCTTCAAAGCCAGACATATCGTTTGATGGTGGAATTACTTTAGGATTAAGTGCAACCTTTCCTCTTTTACTAGGAGTCACGTCTTGCTTAAGTTTTTCCATGTCGTATAATTCAGATATATCTTTTGCAGCACTAACAATAGTGTTTATAGAATCTTTTGATATAACTGCTATCTGGTCACTTGAAAGAGCTAACCAATTCTTTAAAACATAATACTCTTTCACATGTCCTAACATATCATTATGAAAAACAGATCTCATAACCATAGGTCTATGAATTTTTACGTTTCCGTCTTTTCCAACCCTGACTGTACCGATTAAATCTTCACCCGATTTCAGTTTCAATATTTTGTAACTTTTCATTTGACTCCTTTGGTAGTTGTACAGATATTAATTTATACGGAAATCCTTCATTAGTATATATTTTTAAACGTTCGTGTAAATGATTCATTCCGTGATTGATTTGTTTTTTATAACGCAGATCGTCTGCAATATCAATCAGTTTCATCTGGCCTTTAGTATCACTCTTGCGTAATCCTCTTCCTATTGATTGTAAAATTCGTATAACAGATTTGGAAGGCGAAGCAAAAACAATGTTATGAATGTTTCTTATATTTATGCCTGTGGAACATGTGCCATACGAAGCAATAAGAGTTGCATCTGTTTTTTTGTCCATAACTTTACGAATTTGTTCACGTTCATCCACTTCTGTTGCTCCGTGAATAAAATAAACAGGTTTTGTAGAAGAATTTTTAATTAGTTCGTAAAGAGGCTTTCCTTGTAATTCCACAAAATTAAAAAGCACTAGTGTGTTGCCTGTTAATTTGTTACATAAAGTTTTAATGAATTCGTTTCTTCGTTTGTTGCTTACAACCCAACGAATCTCGTCTGCGTAAACCATCTTTTTAGTTTGTTCAATATCGGTTTGATCGTATTGTAACTGTAAACAATCAATACTGATATTAGATAACAAGTCTTGATCTATAAGTTTTTTAGTGGTTGTGGTGTGATACGTAGGACCGAATAATCCTTCAATGACTAGTTTATGAGTTTGAGTTCCATCTAAAGTTCCGGTTGTTCCAAAACGATATTTTGTTTTTCTGGCTTTACTCATAATTGAAGTGAGAGATTTAGCCTTAAATAAATGACATTCATCCCCAAACACGCCAACAAAATCATCAAAATAATCGTATGGCTGATTGTAAATACTTTGCCATGTGGAAATAACTACTCGTCTACTGGTATGCTTATCTTTTCCAGACATAATCGTATGAATATTTCGGTCTGCTCGCCAGGAGTCACGTTTAGAATAATCCCGAAAATCTGCTAACATCTGGGCTACAAGACTGGTTGTAGGAACTATAATTAAAATTTTTCCGGTTGGGTTCTGGTCTAGTATCCAACGGGTCAGGAGGTAGATCATTAGAGACTTACCAGAGCCTGTAGGAGACACTAGGAGGGCTCTGGATCGATTCAGGGCGTGCTGTACGGCTTCTACCTGATAATCGTAAGGACGAATCTCCTTACCCCCTGCTGTTATAGGCAAAGCGTCTATAAAGCCTTTAACAGCCTCTGGAGAGGGGATATCATATGAAGCCAGAGACTCCTCCCAAGTATACCCCCGATCTTTTGCAAATTTAATTACTTGTTCTCGTAATCCTGCAAATATAGTTTGGGTATACAGGTTAAATAAACGGATTTTACCGTCCCAAAGGCGCTTTTTAAAAGCAGGAGTGTATTGGAAATTAGGAACTGTAAACGTGAAATACCCGTTTAGTTCCTTTGCAAGCGAACGATCACAATCAATCTTAAGAACAACAGAATCTGGTTGAGTGATCTTCAGGTCTGCCAATTAAACTCCTTGAGTGAATTTTATCCAATCAATCATGGCCCGGATTTGCCATTGACGATTATTAATAATTTTTACTACACCCTCAAGATAATTAACTTTTTCTTTTTGGAAAGAAACTCGTTCTTGAAGACGAAGCCAATCTGGATCCGATTCAATTAGATCATCTGCTTCAGTTTTAAGAACATTTAATTCAAAAGGCTCCCAGCCTTGTTCTTCCAGTTCTTCTTTGCTCATTCGGCCTGTATAGTACAACCATTTATTACGGCGAAGAGCAGCCGCTTCTCTTTCTAGCTTTTGGAACTTTAACCGCTCGTCCATAAAAAAGGTAAGATATTTGTTGTGAAGCTGAGGGGTATTAGCAGATTCACGATCCAGTTCTGTCTGGTCAATTTTGATATCTTCGGAAACCATTTTCTTAAGTTCATCTAGATTCATAGGTAAATTATACACTCAAATATTAAAATTTCAAATATATTAAGCTCCGGTTAATCCAGAAATTGTGTATGTGGTAAAAGCAAATCTCACCATGGCAAGCATTTCAACCGATTGTGGTTGTGCTGTACTGAATGTAAGACTACTAAGATAGGTAGGAAATACATGAGCAAATTCTACTGCTATTTTAGGTTTATAAGAACTGTTAGTAATTAATAGCCTTGCACCACTAGTTTTTTCTACATATTTTTTGGTTCCTTCAACATCTTGATAATTTCCAATATCAGTCATCCAACGATATATTTCTAACCAGTTGGCAAGATTTTCGTCTACACGAAACGATAATTCAAGATTTTCAAATCGGTAAG